GTTAGGTCACAAGAGTCTCAACAAGTCAATTACTCACACGAGTCTTTGATCAGCAAGTAGGAAACCATTGCCACCCGAGGTCGGCGGTGATTTGCTTCCATATAATATCATGTTTGTACAACTTCTCCTTCGATTTGAGCAACGGAAAACACGGGAGGTACTCATCTTCACCAAGAAGTTCGCAGAATTTATACAAGACGTAGCTGTAACTCAAAAAGTTTTTACGGTTTTCAGGACAATGTTTCTCAAAAGGTTTTTGAATCTGACCAAACATGAGTCGAAGGCGGTCTTCTAGGGCTTGAGGCATGGCTGGAGGTTTCACCCCGTTGAGAATCGTTGTGATGTAGGGTGCGTGTTCGTAGTATTTATTCATGTGAATCTTCTTTAGCATTTCACGCACCTTACGGTGTGTCAGGTCTGAATTGTCTTTGATGCGCTGTTTTTTCACCTCGAGTTGTAATTGTTCAATTAGTTCTTGTGGGACACTTGTGTACTCCTTCGCTTGAAATTGATTCACCCATTCATTGAAATGGTTTTCACGCCGGTACGAATAGACGACATGACGTTCCATGTCCTGCTCCTCTTTGAAACCCACCTCTTGACACTGGACGTAATCTGTCATTCCGCATTTGAGACAGATCATGTCGCTCGCTGAGTCGTCGAGTGTATGTTCGAATGAACCACATCCTTTGCATTTGGGTATATACCCTGGATTCTTCTTTTGCATAGGCGTTATATGGGTCCCTTCGACTGTAGTCATGTACTTGTCGTACACATCTTTCTTCTTCCCTCCGGCGGATTCAAACTCCCTCAATAAAGGAATGCATTCAGCCATATAGTCGTACATCTCCTGTTCAGCAGCCATTTCCCCTTTAGATATTCTTTTTTGAAATTCCGACAGGCGTTCTTGATAGCGTCCTTCCATTATAAATAATATATCGTTTTCTTTTAGTTAATGTGGGTCTTAAATCTCATCGAACAATGTAGACCCAAGAATTTTCAGGTACATCACATGTACCGACATGAAGAGAATGAATTGATACATGTTGACGAATTCAGGCCAGGAGAACACGGGCATGTTGAATACTACTTTGGGGGTCAGTTGTACACGCACATAGGACACTGGCCCATTCAGAACATCGTCCCTCGGTTTTCAGTTCCAGTACACAGTGCAATCTTCGTCGATGACGAAGACAGGAAACCAAAAATCTGTACTGAAATTGTCAGGCGCCATTCAGGGCCGACCCAGTCACCTGTATCTTTCGACGTGTACGCCCCTCGGCCACATTTCACAGTTTCATTCTCAGGAGGGTTAAGAATCTCCTTGGGAATCAAATGGGTTCTTGTAAAAAAAGTTTCAGGTACAGTTCGAATTCAGAACGTCTTAGGTCAAATGACGCGAGTGGATGTTTGACAAACCTCTGAAATTTTCTTACGTTCTTCCGAATGAGGTGGAAGGCTGTTACAGACGGGTATGCTCGTTGTCCGTCACTCCACCTTTGGAGCCAAGTAAAACTTGAGTTCGCCGAGGTTTGCAACCGTGTACCGGAACACAATGGGCATGTTGTCGTCATCTTCGTGCTGCATAAGCTGAACACTCGAGCATAGGCTCGTCGCCCGTGTGAACATGTTGATGTACTTGAGAGAAAACACATTCCCGAGCGCCTTGTCCTTTCCGGGCTCAACACACTCGATGATGGTCTTTTGGTTTGCAAAACCACCCTCGCACTCGAGTTCGAGTGTATTCTTCTTACGCGTGATTCGAATATCCTGAGCCAGGTTGTTCATGTCACGGGTCACGCGTTGGAAATCTACACTCGGGATGGTCGTCATGACGTTCATATCAATCTCAGGGACAGACAACATGTCATCGTTGATATCAAGGAGCTTGAACTCGAATGACGTTGATGACTTTTTCGCTGCATTCTCAATGTGAATGTGCAAGAGATACGAATCATCAATTGCCATACTCAGTGTATCCGTATTGGTCACTGATTTGAGCAACTTGTACGTGTTTGACACATTGAGACCAGCCGTGTGTTCCCCCTCACAATGGTACTCTTCAAAGTTTTCCGCTTGCATGATTAGGTGGACGAGCGTCACGCGCGCCGTATCGAGCGTAACAACCATGATACCCTCTGGACGGAACACGAGGTTGACATCGTTGATGATATCCTTGAGAACCTCAAAGACGGTGCGAAAGGCACTCGCCTGAATCGTCTTGAGACGAACCATACACAAAGAACGCAGGCTCACTTTATACCCTTCTGGTATGCGTCAGTTACCTTTCTGTTCACCTTCTCCTCAAGCTCACGTGTCATCGGAGGCGCCAGGGGCATGTTGAAATGTTCAATGTCGAAATAGTTTCCGGCGTCGTTATCGTGTGTGTCGTCAAGCATGGCACCAGAAAGAACCGTCTGGTCAAACTCTTCGACACGCTCCTCTGGTTTCATCGTTTCGATCCATTTGCGAACATCATTTCCGACGAGCAGGTGACCGTCATTGGTCACCAGGGTGGGTACGCGCGTAATCTGTTTAGACGGAACCCCCTGAGTAGAAACGTTATGGAACCGAATCATGTGGATGAGCGCTGGGTTTTCCCGAATCTCCTGGATCACCTGAGTACAATATGGACACTTGTCGCTGTAGACCAGAGTGGCCATCCTAGTATTGGATAACTTTTTGTACCCAGGAAGGAGACGCAGCGGACTTTCCACCACGGCGGAAAGGACTTTTTTCTCGCCTGTTAATAATATGAAGGACATTGTCGTATTTCTCCTTCTGGCAATTTTGGGATTTTTGCTGTGGAATCGCGGTGTGTTCGTGAACGGCGAGGCATTTGTGAACGTCAGTGATCAGAAGCCCGTGAACCCCGCAACGATCCAGACAATCATCAATGCCATTCAGGCGAAGAACCCCGACGTGTACCCGGTCCAGACAATCTACATCAACTCAATGCAGGGTGACCAGGGGTCGGCGATGTATGATGCCCGTATCATGTTCGTCAACACACGTGGTTACTTTGGTGTCCAGTATGACATCAAGGCGGACAGCGACGGCAACATCCTCGAGATGTCTGAGCAGCCCCAGCCCGGCATCGGCGCTGCTGATGTTTTCGAGGCGTTCGGTCCCAGCGATTCGTACACCACGTTCGAGGACACACAGGTTGTCCTGGACAAACAGTTTGCGGATCTGAAGACCCAAGTTCCCGGCTACCAGGGCAAGCTCGACATTTGGCTGGAGCAGATGCGTCAATCGGACAGAAACAACGCCAATGCGGCTGCAATGAATGGCACAATTGTCTCACGTAGATAGTAAATGATAGAACATCGAAATATCAACGTGTCTAAAATAAACACAAATGTCATGAAAAAATACTACACTGCGTTGAATCGCCTCGTGAATGCATACAATAACTACACTATACGAATTATGACACCCAACAATGGGTTCTCACGCCCTTTACACAACGGACCAAACATGCGACTCGTCCGTAAGAATAACAAGGCGAATCTCGTTTTACATCGTCAGGGTAATGGCGTTGTTATTGCATGGGGACATACCAAACCAAATGCACGACGCCAGGGACTCGGTACAAAAATACGAGCTCTTGCAGCTCTTGCAGCTATAAACGCCAAGGTTCCTCTTTATCAAGAATCTATTACAAACAATAGCAAACGTATAATGGTTAAACTCGGTGCTAATAAAAATACAAACTACAGTAGTAGCAGATATTTCAAGATTTCCCCAAACAAAGCTAACCGAAACAAAATCGCGAGTTTTCTATAAAATTCAAAACCTTTGTAGATTATAGAACATGATATCAGCACAAAACCTTGCTGAGCGAGATCACAAAAGACTCGAGGTTCGTAAGGCGACCTACAAAGCAATTCTCGAACAGCTCTGTCGCAAAATCAAGTCTGCGTCAGAACTTGGAGAACGTTCGTTGTTTTTGACAATTCCGCCGTTTACCATAGGATATCCTGCATACGATATTGAGAGTACGACTGTGTACATTCAGCGTCAACTGGATCGCCTGGGCTACAAGGTGATCAGGGTGGCACAGGGCACATTGGGTATCAGCTGGGGAGACACGAAACCCAAGGGACCCGTCGTCATTGATCACTCTATTGAAGAAGATTCGAGTCGGAGTATTTCACTGCCGTCGCTTGCAAATTTACAGAAAACAGCTGCGAAATTGCGTGGAAAAAAATAACCCTACTAACATCAATGGACTCAACAGCTATCCTCGTCGAGGCCGAACGCAAGTTTATGATCAAACTGTGCAACGCCATGACGCCTGTAATGATTGATTCCTTTTATGAAATGTACAAAAAGGCAATTGAGATTTCCAAAGGACGTCAGACATTGATTCATTACCAGACGCTGCTCCAGGAGGTGCCTCACTGGAACAACACAATCGTGAAACAGCACGCGGACGCCATCATCAAGTCTTGTTCCATGTTTCCCAACCTTCTCGCGGCAGTGTTTGTCATTTCAGTCAAGATCATGTCCGCCGTGCGTATTTCATCCGACTCGAAGAAGATCAACATCAAGCTACCATCCAACGACGTGTTTGTGCACTCGTGCTACATCGCTGCAGCCAAGAGTCTGTATGAGGATCCGTACGTCGTGGTTGATAA